CGTATGCACAATGCGCAGTCGGAAGAGTTTCAGCTTCTGATCAAGTGCTTCAAAGAAAACCCTGATTCGTTCTGGCAGCAGAACCGTCGCCCTGCCCGCAAGTGGGATGAGGAGACGTTCATCCGTGCGATCAATCAAGTTGACCTTGTGCCGCAGGCCGACCCGAACACGGCCAGCCAGACCCAGCGCCTGATGAAGGTGATGGCGTTGAAGCAATTGCAGATGGCCAACCCATCAATGTATGACCCGATTGCAGTGGATCGTGTATCGTTGCAGGCTCTTGGTTGGTCCAATCCTGAGCAGTACATGGTGCCTCCAGAGGCGCTTGCCCAGCAGCCAAGCCCTGAGCAGCAGGCCAAAGAAGCCGAACTGGCGATCAAGAAGCAGGATAGCGACACGAAACTTATGCTGGCCAAGGGCAAGATTGCGCTCGATGGTGCGCAACTGCACATGGACAATGCCAAGGCCGGTCTCGAAGCCCACAAGACGTTCAGCGCTGGCGGTGTGGTGCCACCTTCCGATCATGAGAAGATGGTCGATGGCATTGACCTGATTATCAAGGAAAAGTTGGCTGACGCTAAACTTGCTGAGACGAAGTTAAAGTCCGCACAACTGGTGCAAAAGGCCCAGAATGACAAGGTTAATGCGGCTTTAAAGCAGGAAGACATCATCGCCAAGGAACGCATCCAGATGATTGATCTTGCACAGAACATTGCTGTACACCCTGAAAGCGACCCAGCGGTGCATCAATTGCTTGGCGACGTGATCCCGTCAATTACGAAGGCGAAGACCAATGGATGAGGCACTCCGTAAGCTGGCGCAGTCGGTACATGTGATCCGTGGGTTACACCGTGCGGAGGGTGGTGACGTCGAAGGATATGCTACCAAGGGTGCTGTGACCGATCCATTGGCAATTGCCAAATCAGTGAAGTCGATAAAACCTGCGGCAGTTCAAACCACGCCTGCCGAACAAGCAGTTATCAATCAGCACCGTGGTACGGGCCTTGAATTTCCCGAAAATGAAAGCATGCAACGTCTTGCTGCAAAGGCAAAACGCAAGCCGGAAGCCGGTATGCCGGGCAATCCGCGCACTGTTATTCCTGCGCCTGAAGGATCAAACCTTCCTGATTTTGTGACCGGGAACATTAATTTCAATGATTGGGTGGCCCGTCACGAACATATTTTGTCAAAGGATGAGATCAAACACGCTTCCGAATGGTATAAGCGCGTCTATCCTGACTTTCAACAATATCAACCCGATCCCGCCAAGGTAAAGAAAGACGCCAAAGCTTGGCTTGTGGCGCAACAAAACATCTCGCCTGCCGGTGCAATGAACAATGTTCTTATACAGAAAGAGCAGATGGCTCGTGGTGTTCCAGAGCATCTTTGGACATCTGGTGGCATGCCAAACCCAACCGCCGCAGCTCGTGCCGTTCTTCAAGATCAGCCAATTACAGGTGGCGTTGGTCAAAAAATTGCGGATTTCGTTGACAGCGCAGAAGGAAAGCCAGTTCGTTCATGGATGGGCAACCATCCTAAGGGCGGCGCTCCATTTGTCGTTGACGTTCATACGGCTCGTGACACAGGCATGGTGGACCAAGAGCTGATCAACCACTTAACAAAGCTTGGTTATGATCCAAAAGAACTTGCAAAGCTAAAAATCGACATGGCTGGAACGCCATCTGAAGCTGCCTATGAAAATCGCGGCGACTTCGGACGCGCACTTACAGAGCATCTTAAAAAAATCGGCTGGCAGGGTCGCAAAGATTGGACCCCTGAAGAAGCTCAGGCAGTAGGCTGGATGGGTATGACAAAGCTCACCCGCAACGCCGATGAAGATTCCGAATCTGGACTCGGTCGCAATTTTCGTCGCATTTCGTATGAAATTGCTCCGGGATCTGGTTCACCTTGGGAAAAGAAGTATGGCGATGCTTTAGAAGCCCTTCCTGAAGATGACCGGTATGCCATCACCCATTCTGTCGCTGCACATGCTATGGATCATGCTGCAAAACTTGCAGGTATAGATGTACATAGCCTTGTGCATGGAACTGGCGCTTGGAAACAATATCAAAATCCAGCAACGGTTGGGCAATCCCTTTCAACTGGTAAGGCTGCTGACATTGCGTCAAATGCTCTTGGCTATATGCTTAACCAAACTGAAGTTTGGCATAATCGCGGGAAGCCTGTCACCGCAAATCCTAAAGGTTTCGGTGTTGATTTTATTGAGCATGGGTCCAACCATCTTGCCGATAAAGACAATTTAAAGGATTTTTGGCAGAAAATCATGGCTGCCGACGAATCCAAGTTGCTTGAGGGTTACCAACCAATTACACTTCCAACTGGTGAAATAGGTATTCGTGCTCTTGTCCCTAAAGGTGGTTTAAAAACCAAAGAAGCAATTGAAAATTCTCTTCGTCGCGGTGGACCTCTTGACAATATGCTGAATGGTTTGCCTTTCAAAGTATTGTCTCAAGGTCATGAATCCGAAATTACCAAAGCACATAACGATTGGAGCAAGGACAAAAATGGCGAATCATACTTGGCTCGGTTGGGCGAAGCACTCGGACGAGATCCCACAAGGGAACTCAATTCTGCTCGATCACAACTTGAAACACACCTCGAAAACCACCTCGACGCAGCACACGCACGTCAAGGCACCACATGGCGGAACGGCCCACAAGCAGCCGAAAAAGCACCAGAACAACCGTTAAACACTGGCGGCGTCGTCCGTCGTGCATATAAGAAGGGTGGAAAAGTAGAAGGCAGTATATGGCATGGCGCAGATGCAGATGTTGAATATGGAAATCCAACCAATTCAACAGTTGTCCAGCATGCGCTGAACAAGATTGCCGCACCGCTGCCTGCGTCAGTCATCCCCCAAGGCAGTGTGACGGGACGCCGTCAATAAACACTCTGGAGTACGTACTATGGAAGAATACCGCAAGAAAGATGACCGTGGACGGTCAAAAGCCGAAAGGCTTACAAAGGGCGATCCAAAGCAGAAGGTTGATAGCTCAACTTGGACGCCGCCTGAAGCCGAAAACGCTGGTGTAAAGACCGGCGCACGTCCGCTTACCAAGCGCCTGTACAAGAAGGGCGGCAAGGTTGTCGGCAAATCGGAAGGCAAAAACGCCGAGTTCCGCGCTGACCGTAAGCCCCGTAAGGCTGGTGGCCGTGCTTTGACCGCTGACAGCTTGGTAAACCGCGACGTTCGTGAAGCCAACGAAGAACGCGAAGGCATCAAGCACACCGGCGCATTTAAGAAGGGCGGGAAGGTGCATAAGCTCGGCGGTGGGGCTTTGCAGGGTTATATTAACGCTGCTGATAAGGATATTGATTCTCGTAATGCTACGATTGAACGTCATCGCTATGATACTGATCCTGCGTATCGCAAGATTGTAGCAAAAAACAAAAACAAGGTCGCCAGCCGCGAAAAAATGATTGAATTGGCCCAAGATAAAATAGGTCGTAAGTCAGGCGGTCGTGCCCATAAGCTTGGCGGCGGGATGCTCGGCAACAATCCTGTGACGGATCAGTACCAGAAGACCGCTGATGCTGCGATGCACAAAAAGGGCGGCAAGGTAAAGAAGCGCGAACATCATGACGGTGCTAATGGCAATGTAGTCGGCGCTCAAAATCCACCACCTGATTACGATACCGTGATGAAAAACGCGGCTGCTGCATTGGCTGCATCAAAAAACACCATGAAGGGAACTGATGCTAATCGTGCAAAAAATGCAGCAGCATTTGATGCGGAGCAAGCAGAATATCAGCGTTCTCTTCCGCAGAACCGCAAGCGCGGCGGTAAGGTTCACCCTGACGAAGCCGCTGACAAGGCATTGATCAAGCGCATGGTGAAGCCATCGGCACTTGAACGTAAGCGCGGCGGTAACGTGTTCGAAGGCAACAGCAAGGAAAAAATCCCCGGCGCTGTTGGTGGACGTCATGCACATGCCAAGGGTGGCCGTACTAAGGGAAGCACCACGATTAACATCGTGATGGCTGGCCGTGGTGGACAGGGTCAAGGCAGTATGCCCGATGCTCCTGTGCAGGCACCTAAGCCTCCAATGGGCGTTCCAGTGCCACCTCCACAGATGGCTGGTGGTATGCCTCCGCAAATGCCTCCACAGGGCGGTATGCCAATGCCACGTAAGTCCGGTGGGCGTACTGGCAAGTTTGGCGGCGGTGCAATGGGTATGCGGCCTATGTCCATGGGTCCGTCAACAACCTCTGGTAGTGTTGTTGGTCAGCAAACTTTGCAGCCAAATAGGGTAACACCACCTGCTGGTGGTAGCGGCGAACTGGCTCCTGCCGTTCCTACAAGCGGTAGTGGGTTTCAAAACCCAATGAGTGGGTTTACTGGCGTGAGAGACCCAGCCGCATGGATGGCACGGATGGCACCAATGCAGGCCGCTGCACGTAATGCTGCTAACTACATTCCATCTTCGCAGCAGAACAGTGGCGGATCAACTAACGAAAACCGGACGCAGTATACCGGCGCAGGTATGCCATCTACCGGTGGTCAGGATGCTTCGGATCGTTCTGGCGGTGCATTCCGTCGCGGCGGTCGTACCAGCTATCCAATCGATGCTGGTTCGGGCGGTGGTGAAGGTCGTCTTGAGAAGATCAAGGCTTATGGCCTGAAGCCCCCACGCGGCAAGTAAGAGTTTCTCTGGGCGGACTTCGCACCCGCCCAGATGAGAGGAGGCCGGATGCCTTTCAGCCCCTTGGGGCATCCGGTCTATCATTTTCAAGGGGTTACAAGAGGGCAAGATGCAGACTACAGCAGCGAAATTCGCAAACGAATTGCGAAAGTTAATCGACGAGGAAGAGAAAAAAATCGTTAGTTATATCTCCACAGGCTACGTGGCCGATTATGCGACATATCAAAAGTACGTGGGCATGGTTCAGGCTTTTAATGCCATCGTCGAAATGTTCGAAATCGCGCAAACCAATGCGGAGAAATTCTAATGCCTCCAATGAAAATGACACATGCCGTCGATCCAAAGATTGATCTCTTGGAAAAGATTGGCGATCTCAGCGAAGTTGAAGTGTTCAACAACAACATTCTCGTTGCGATTTATATTCGTCCCAACAAGACGAAATCCGGCATCATCTTAGCTGACGAGACGACCGAGCAGGATAAGTATCAGGGCAAAGTTGGCCTTGTCGTGAAGCTTGGTAACTCGGCTTTTGAAGATGAAACGGGCCGTTGGTTCAAGGGTATCAAGGTAAATGTGGGCGATTGGGTGGTGTTTCGGCCATCTGATGGCTGGTCTATCGCAATTAATAGCCAGCCTTGCCGCATTATGGATGACGTCGTTATCCGTGGCCGCGTCAAACACCCTGATTTAGTGTGGTAAGGAGATAAAAATGGAAGAAAATCAAGTTGAATTGGAGCTTGAAACAGTTCCAGAAGACGAGATTGTCATTGTTGAGGCTCCAGAAGAGCCAAAAATAGAGACAAAGCCTGAAATTACGGTCGATGATGGCATTGAAGCCCTTCGTCGTGAGCTTGAAGCCGAGAAAGCTGCCCGCGCCCGTGCCGAACAGCAGGCCCAACAGGCCCGTGATCAGGCTCGTGTGGCTACAACCGACAAGGCTGACAGCGATTTGCGGATGTTAAACACCGCAATTGAGACGGAAAACCGCAACAAGGAGATTTTAAAGGCAAATCTTCGTGACGCGGTAGCTGCCGGTGATACGGATGCCCAAGCTGACATCATGATCGCGATCAATCAAGCGGAATACAACATCCGTGAGATCAATCGCGGAAAGCAGCAGTACGAAGCGCAGCTCAAAGCCCAGCCGGAACCAAATGTTAACAAGGTTGAGAAGCTGGCGTCCCAATTGCAGCCTAAATCGGCTGAGTGGGTTCGTGCAAACCCTGATATTGTTAATGATGACCGCAAAGCACAGCGTCTTCAGCGTGCGCATTTCGATGCAATCGATGATGGCATTGTGCCGGAAAGCCCTGAGTATTTCAGCTTCCTTGAAACGCGTCTTAACATCAACAAAACACCGACCCAACAGCAGGACGCAGCCATGTCAGCAGCTTCAAATGCAACTTCTGGCAGGCAACCATCTGGCCCCCCTGCTGCACCCGTGTCCCGGTCTGGAACCGGTACTGGCGGACGTCCTAACGTCGTCACTCTCACCCGTGCCGAGCAAGAAGCCGCTCGCGATATGGGCATGACGCCAAAGGAATATGCTCAAAACAAGGTAGCACTCATTAAATCTGGCCGGATGGCTGGTTAAGAAAGGGAATAAAATGAAATCGATTAAAGATGAAGGCCGTTTGTCATTGCGTCCAGCAGACCAGCGGGAAGAAACCTCTCTGGAACGCGCAAATCGTCGTGCAGAGGAACTGAAGAGCCACAATAACGCCACCGTTGACGAAGGCACCGATAAATTCGCCACGCCGATCCCACCGGATGGCTGGTCGTATGAGTGGAAAGTCAAGTCGGTCATGGGTTACGTTGACGCGGCTTACTTGCAGAAGATGGCTCGTTCGGGTTGGGAGCCTGTCGAGGTGTCTCGGCACCCCGAAATGATGCCACGTGGGTCCGTCGGTGCGATTGAACGTGACGGCATGGTACTGTGCGAACGTCCTGCACAGATCACCGAGGAAATTAAACGGCGCGACGAGCGTAATGCACGGGCGCAGGTTCGTATGAAGGAAGGTCAGCTTGATACAAAGGGCAAGGG